TACAAGCCCGCTATTGGTGTGGTGGAAGGCCACCAAAGTTTCATAACTAAAAAAATATTGAAACCCGCTGTTTTCATCAGTGAAAGCGACCCCCGCTGTACCTTTACTGTAATAGTGTTTGTGCGGTAAATCATAATTGATTGTATTTGTCATTGTGTATGCTCCATTGTTTGTTTGTTATTGCTTATGCAATAGACCCTGAAATTAATCAGGGTTTCGACTATAAAAGTCTCATCAGTATTGCTTCGGGTTGTGGGCTGTTATTAATTAAAAAATAATTGTTTATCATCATTAGGCGAACCACACTTATTTTTAAATTCATCTAAAAACTCATTCATATAATAAAAATCAAGAGTTCCGTCTGTTTGTTTAACATCTAACTGTGATGCATATCTTTTTTTAAAAACTTGAATAAGCTCGGTTTTTGATGCTTTAAAATAATAATCTAAAACATTATTATAAATAAAAACTTGTTGAGACTTGTTTAATATATCCAATATTTCTTTTTTTTTGATTACGTGGGCATTTGCACCCATTAGTAAGTCCTTTTCAGTTAAAAGTGTCATTGTCATTGTGTATGCTCCTATGTTTGTTTGTTTCGCTCTATGCTGTGAGCTCATCAGTCATGTATTAAACATGATACAAACACACCCGTAACAGCTACCTAGCCCGCTGGTGTATTTTTTGTGGGTTGTCCATCCGCTTAGAAACTATCTCGAAGGTATTAAAACCAACTGCGGTGGCACTAGCTAGTGGCAGTTTTTAACTGCATTTTTGTATGGTTTAAAGTCTGTAAAAATCAACAAAAATAGACTACAAGAGCATAAAACACAGGTAAAACTTAAAGTCAATACTTACGAAAAAAATAAATAAAAAAAAACAGACATGACCTAAGCATCTATAGTCTACACCTTATAAGTGTATATAACATGTATGTATGTATACACTAGTACACCTGAGTACTACCTGAGTACTACCTGAGTACTACCTGAGTACTACCTGAGTACTACCTGAGTATACCTGTGTATACATATCCTTATACTAATACCTTCTATCTATACACATAGATTAACACTGGTCTCACTAATACGGGGTCTTTAATAGATATAGTATGCATTTGTTTATGGCATACTAGATATAGGTTTAGACCATAAGTTGTATATACTGTGTGCTATGTGTGTGGCTGTGTGTGTGGCTGTGTGTATGCCGTAGGTATGAGAGCCTAGCGCATGCTCAATGTGTGCTGTGTGTGTGGCTGTGTGTGGCCTGTGTGTGCTATGTGTGTGGCCTAAGGTAAAAAAACAGACGAGCACAAACACACGCCAGATATTAATGGTATGCCTTTGGTTATACTATTGCCTTCTTTTGGTTATACTTTCGCCATGTCTTTGCCTATATACAGCCTTTTTTTGCCGTTGGTTAGCCTGTGTGTTGCCTTATGAGAGACACAAAGTGACCCCCAACGGGGAAACTCGGGTCGCCGCTATAGTGGTATACCCCTCAGATTTTTCTAGTAAATATTTTGGATGTCAGGGGTTGCACCGTGTTCATCAAATAACAAGCGTGCCTCTGCTTTTCTTCTTGTACTAAAATCATCTCCAAAATTATTAAGTTCATCATGCATTCCCTGCCAGTCATTGTTAACAGCATGTCCTAAAAACTTAGGAGCTCTGTTTAGGTTGCCATATTGAAAACCCACAGAGTATAACGATGTTTGTTGACTTGCAGATAAATCATAAAAATTCTTATTGTTACCAGATGCTCTATTATATTGATTCGCAATATTAGCTGTGTAATGCTCTTTTGCTTTAAGATTCAAATGGTCTATTTGATAACTGTCAAGTGTAAGAGGGTTGTCTTGAATAAATTTGTGCGCCTCTGCACCTTTTTTACCTAAATAAGGTTTAAACATTTGAATTATGTTTTCATCTATTCCCATATTTCTTAAAGAATCTTCTGTTTTTGATTTAAGGTCAAACCCAGTTCCAATTGTTCCACCACTGTTTTTATGTGGTTGACCGCTGTTTAATAAAGGAACATAAATACTGTGCTTGTTGCCTTCTCTGCCATGAACAAAATCATAGTCTATCTTATTATCTTCACTCATATAAATCTTTCTTCTCTAGGTTTTCTACCAATAGCAGATTCCATAAATTTCTCAAGGTCTGCATCAAGTAAATCTTCTTTGTGTTGGTTATAGGATAATGTTTGGTCTCTATCCATACGTTGTACCCAGTAGTTAGCTGCAATAGCCAAAGCATCTATCTGGTCATCATGTCGTAATGCGCCTTTATCCCTAGTTATTCTACTCATTTGTCTAAATAACTGGTGGTCAGGCTCTAATTTAAAGTCTTCTTTGATAAGTAAGTCATCTATAACCAGTCTATGACTGTTCATAATAGGCTCTAAAGTATCAATAATACGCTTCTCTTTCTGTATATTGTGTCTAACTTCCTCTATTTCACAAGGGTGTATCTTAGCCATCACAGGTTTTAACAAAGCAGTAGCCATACCGTCACCAAAGTTACTCTCAATGACCACATAGTTTACTTCTTGTTCCTTAGCAATTTGACTTAATTTCGCCATAGTTTCCTCTGAGTAACCACCATCTAATGAACCGATAGCAGTCAGGTACAACACACCGTGTAACATCTTTAATACACTGTAAGCTGTCTTGTCTTCTCCTCTACCAGAGGGGTCTATAGACATCACAGAGCCCTCAAATTTCGTGAATTCGGGACTTGTGTACATCGGGGCTACATAATAGTCTCCCTTGAGCCCTACGTTAGGTATTTCGGGGTCTACGGCCTTAATTTGTTCTACTCCAGATGCCCATTGTACCTTAGCAGGAGCTTCTTTCCATGTGGAAGAACCTGATAAGACAATTAAGTCGTTTAGCTTTAAAGGGTATCTATTAGCGTCAGACATAGTAGTGTCTAACATGAATTGTAAGTTGAACCCAGAGCGACCATAAGAAGACATACGCTCTAGTAAATCTACTTCATCAAATCGTTTAGGGTCTGTTGGTTTACCTTCTTGGTCTTCAACAGCGTTAATCATAGGTGCTATCTTATGTCCAAAAGATGTAATCTGTACCTTAGTTGGATATAGAGCTGTCCATATACGTGTTTTAAAACCACGTTCTTCTAAATCATTATACAAAGACATTTCTGTCTGTGGTGTCCCTAGAAATATAATTCTACCAATGCTAGGTTTAATAATTGCATCAAATTCTTTAACCGTCTCACCTAATCTGTCTCTCATCAGTTGTGTCTGAGAGTTATTAGCTGATTCTACGTCATCCGCAATAATTAAGTCTGCACGTGACCCTGTAAGCTGGCCTGTAATACCCATAGATTTAACTGAAGGTGCATGTGATGCAGTCGCTGGTGCAACATCAAAGCTAACCTTAGAACTTCTTTGCTCTGCTCTAGGTATTAGATGTTGTAACATAGGCATCTCACCTATTAATCTCTGTGTAAAGGTACTAAAGTCATCAGCTCTTGATTTACTTGCTGATACCACTAAGATGTTTCTTTGTGGGTTTAATAATAGTTGATGACACACGAATGCTGAAGTAATCCAAGATTTACCTACGCCCCTAAAAGCTTCTATCACAAGTCGCTTATCGGGTGACTGTAAGTAGTCAGCTATATCGTATTGTATCGGTGTTGGCTCTGGTAAGTTTAAGTGTTTCCAACACAAATATAAAAAGTTTTTAAAGTTATTTATTTTACTCATCAAATGGTACGCTATCAAGAATGTTGTCTGGCTTCTTGTTTAGACTTGGAGAGCTATAAGCTTTACATACATCTAAACATACTTTCATCTCAGATGCAGTTAATTCTTGTCCTGATTTTAATTTCTCATAAGCATGTGAAACTAATAACTCTGGCAATTCTTTTAATATTTTGTCTATCTTAGACTGGTTGTTACATTGGCATGAAGAATATTCTTTTCCACATGAACACGCTTTCATTTCTACTGGTATATTATCCACGACCTTGTCCTTTATAAGTTTTTTTATCTTTTTTTGAATGTCTGCCTTTGCGTTTAATACGCTTGTGCCTGAACACTGTTTCCGTTTGTTTTTTAGTCATTACTTTCTCTTTATTTTATTACATACATATAAATGCTTCCAAAGCTTATTCTCAAAACGGCTAACTACTTTTAATAACCAAACTAAAAATTTTCTGTACATAAATTTTCCTTTCTATAACAT